CCAAGCCCAGTAGGGCTAATATCAACTGTGGTTCCGCCCCCTGTAATAGTATGAGTGCGACCATTCCCATTCAAAGTAAAATTACCACTAGTTGTTGTATTACCAGTAACAGCAAGGTTTGTGCTAATTGTTGCACGACCAGTATGTGCTAGCAGACCAGATGTTGTTGGATTGACTCTTGCAACCGCATTAGCAACCTGTATTCTATCCGAAATAAGAGTACGCAGCGCGGTATTGGTACTAGTTAGATTGCTACGGATATTTGCAATTGAAAGGTTAGTATTGGCTAAAGCTGCACGTTCAATTGCGCGTGTCTGATAAAGTGTGGCAGCATTAGCTACCTGTAGTCTATCAGATACAAGTGTTCTGATAGCTGTATTGGTTGCTTGGATATTGCTACGAACATTAATAATTGACTGATTAGTATTAGCAAGTTGGCTACGAATAAATGCATTGGTATTAGCAAGTGCTGCCCGCTCAATTGCACGTGTTTGGTAAATTACAGCAGCATTAGCTACCTGCAATCTATCACTAATAAGAGTGCGTAAAGCATTGTTAGTTGACTGAATATTGCTGCGAACATTTGTGATAGATGCATTGGTATTGGCTAGTGCTGCACGCTCTATCGATCTTGTCTGGTAAAGCGCGGCCGCATTAGCTATCTGCAAACGATCAGAAATTAATGTGCGAAGCGCAGTATTGGTTGAAGTTAGATTACCATTTACTAACGTAATTCTAGCTGTTTGAGTTGCAATTGATGAATTAGTATTAGCAAGTGCCGCACGTTCTATTGCACGTGTTTGGTAAAGCGCAGCAGCATTTGCAACCTGTAATCTATCAGCAATTAACGTGCGAAGCGCAGTATTAGTTGACTGGATATTGCTGCGGACATTTGTAATTGATGCATTGGTATTAGCAAGTGCAGCACGTTCAATTGCTCGTGTCTGATAAAGTGCTGCAGCATTAGCTACCTGTAGTCGATCATTAATTAATGTGCGAAGTGCAGTATTAGTTGACTGGATATTACTGCGGACATTAATAATTGACTGATTAGTATTAGCAAGCTGGCTACGAATAAATGCATTGGTATTGGCAAGAGCAGCACGTTCAATTGCACGTGTCTGATAAAGTGTTGCGGCATTAGCAACTTGCAAACGATCATTGATTAGAAGACGTATTGCAGTATTCTGTGCAAATCTACCTTCAACATCATTTCCATTTAAAAATATCTTTGGTGTTCTTAATACGTTAATATTAAGATTTGCTAACTTAAATGATGGGTCTGAAACAATAATGTTGGTATTTGGTTCTGTAGCATAATCACCAAAAACATAGAATTCTTTTGATCCAGAATCTCTAAAGAACCCTGCATGTCTACCTGAACCATAATGACCAAAAAAACCAATATCAAGAACATCAGATGTACTATTTGTTGCCAAATGCAGCAAACCATCATCTGTTTCAATTGTTGTTAATTTGACAATTGTTGTATTACCAGTAACTGTTAGTTTACCACTAATACTTACATTAGCAAAAGTTACATTTCCTGCAACATTTTGATCAGCAACTGATGTCTTGCTTAAGAAGTTATTATTAACATATGTGTTTGAAGCCGCATATGCTTTTGTTGCAAATTTAGCATCAGCATTAGCAACCTGTAATCTATCAGAAATTAATGTACGCAGCGCCGTGTTAGTTGACTGAATATTGCTACGAACATTTGTGATAGATTGATTGGTATTGGCTAGCTTTTGATTTGATGCTGTTTTAGTTTCATAGATTACAGCAGCATTGGCTACTTGAAGTCTATCAGAAACTAGCGTGCGAAGTGCTGTATTAGTTGACTGAATATTACTGCGAACATTTACAATGGTTGCATTAGTATTAGCAAGTGCTGCTCGCTCAATGGCCTTTGTCTGGTAAATTACAGCAGCATTGGCTACTTGAAGTCTATCGGCAATTAGTGTTCGTACCGCATTGTTAGTTGACTGAATATTGCTACGAACATTTGTGATTGACTGATTAGTATTAGCAAGCGCCGCACGTTCAACTGTCTTTGTCTGATAGAGTGTGGCAGCATTAGCAACTTGTAGACGATCATTAATTATACCGCGCAATGCAGTATTTGTTGATGTTAAATTATCATTGACAAGAGTTATTCTGGCAGTTTGTGTAGCAATTGATGCATTTGTATTGGCCAGTGCTACTCGCTCGACTGCTTTTGTCTGATAAATTGTGGCCGCATTTGCAACTTGCAGTCTATCAGAAATTAAAGTACGCAGAGCATTATTAGTTGACTGAATATTGCTGCGGGCATTTGTGATTGACTGGTTAGTATTAGCAAGCTGGCTACGAATAAATGCATTGGTATTAGCAAGAGCAGCGCGTTCAATTGCTTGTGTCTGATAAAGTGCTGCAGCATTAGCTACCTGCAATCTATCAGACACAAGGATTCTAATAGCAGTATTTGTGCTTTGTATATTACTGCGAACATTTGTAATTGATTGGTTGGTATTAGCAAGGGCAGCGCGTTCAATTGCTTTTGTCTGATAGATTGATGCAGCATTGGCCACTTGTAATCTATCAGCAATTAATGTTTGTACCGCATTGTTAGTTGACTGAATATTGCTATGAACATTTATGATTGACTGATTAGTATTTGCTAAGGCCGCGCGCTCAACAGATTTTGTCTGGTAAATTGTAGCCGCATTAGCAACCTGCAATCTATCAGATACAAGTGTTCTGATAGCAGTATTGGTACCAGTTAGATTTGTATTGAGATTACCAATAGCTAGATTGGTATTAGCTAGAGCAGAATTAAATGTGTTTTCCGATACTCCACCACCTGATGCAACCACAGCTGCAATATAGGCATTAGTATTAGCAAGAATTTGTTTTACATATGCATTTGAAGCCGCATATGCCTTTGTCGCAAACTTGGCATCAGCATTAGCAACCTGCAAGCGATCATTGATTAGCAGACGAACCGCAGTATTGGTGCCTTGAATATTACTACGGACATTTGTGATTGATTGGTTTGTATTAGCAAGAGCAGCACGTTCAATTGCACGTGTCTGATAGATTGCTACAGCATTAGCTACTTGAAGTCTATCAGACACAAGTGTCCTGATAGCAGTATTAGTACCTTGAATATTACTACGGACATTTGTGATTGATTGGTTTGTATTAGCAAGAGTCTGTTTTACATAGGTGTTAGATGCTTTAGATCCAATTAAGGTAGTAATTGTTGTAGAGAAATTAGAATCATTACCTAAAGCACTAGCTAATTCATTTAGAGTATTTAATGTTGTTGGTGCTGAATTAACTAATGCAGATACCGACGTATCAACATATTGACGAATTGCGGTATTGGTGCTAGTTAAAGCTGACCAAGATGCTCTAGTTGCGATGTAAGCATTGGTATTTGCTAAAGCTGATCGCTCGGTTGCTTTTGTTTGATAAATTACAGCAGCATTAGCTACCTGCAATCTATCAGAAATTAAAGTACGCAGAGCAGTATTGGTTGATTGAATATTGCTGCGAACATTGGTGATAGATTGATTAGTATTTGCTAAAGCTGATCTCTCTACTGTCTTTGTCTGATAAAGTGCGGCAGCATTGGCCACTTGAAGTCTATCAGATACAAGTGTTCTGATAGCAGTATTGGTACCAGTTAGATTTGTGTTTAGTCTACCAATTGCTAGATTTGTATTGGCTAATGCGGCATTAAATGTACCCTCTGATACACCACCACCACCGGCAACTACGGATGCAATATAAGCATTTGTATTAGCAAGAATTTGTTTTACATAGGCATTTGCGGCAGCATATGCTTTTGTTGCAAATTTAGCATCGGCGTTGGCAATTTGTAGTCGATCATTAATTAGTAGTCGTACCGCAGTATTGGTTGATTGGACATTGCTACGAACATTTGCAATTGATGCATTGGTATTTGCTAGTGCTGCACGCTCTACAGTCTTTGTTTGATAGATTGTTGCGGCATTGGCAACTTGTAATCTATCAGACACAAGTGTTCTGATAGCAGTATTGGTACCAGTTAGATTTGTATTGAGATTACCAATTGCTAGATTTGTATTGGCCAGAGCAGAATTAAATGTGCTTTCCGATACTCCACCAGCACCACCACCAGTAGATGATATGGTTATTGTATCAGTTGTAGGATTTGCGGCTAATGTAATATTAGCGCCAGCAACCAGAGTAAGCGTATCGCCTTTGCTATCAGCAAATATGCTATTGGCGCCTACCGTTATGCGAGAAAATGCATTAGCCGCATATTTGGTGTCTGCATTAGCTACCTGCAGTCTATCAGAAATTAATGTACGCAGAGCTGTATTGGTGCCCTGAATATTGCTGCGAACATTGATAATAGATTGATTGGTATTGGCTAATGCGGCATTAAATGTGCCCTCTGAAATACCACCACCTGATGCAACTACAGATGCAATATATGCGTTGGTATTAGCAAGAATTTGTTTTACATAGGCATTTGCGGCAGCATATGCTTTTGTTGCAAACTTGGCATCAGCATTGGCTACTTGCAATCTATCAGATACAAGTGTCCTGATAGCAGTATTAGTTGATTGAACATTGCTACGAATATTCGCAATTGACGCATTGGTGTTAGCAAGGGCCGAACGCTCGACGGTCTTTGTCTGATAAATTGCGGCAGCATTTGCAACTTGTAGTCTATCAGAAACTAAAGTGCGTAATGCAGTATTGGTTGATTGAATATTGCTACGAACATTTGTGATAGATGCATTGGTATTGGCAAGAGCAGCACGCTCAATTGCTTTTGTTTGAAATGTAGCATTAACATATGAATTCGATGCTAGTGTTTCTACCTGACCAGAATTAGTTGTAATTTTTAGCTGCCCAGTTTCGCTGGACTTTAGTATAGTGTTACCTAAAAATATTGTGCTACCGCTTAGATATAGATTTGCATATCTGCGTCCAGGTGAGCCAATATTAAATGTATTATTTGATGCGGGAATAATAGCACGGGTTTGTATGGTAGTGGTAAAATTATTTGTTGCACCGCCGCCGCCACCAGATATTGTATTGGCTTGCCACTTACCTAGAGTTTCATTCCAGACTAGAGCTTGACCATCTTCCGGTGAATTGACCGAGTTATAATCAACATCATCAAGCTTTCTTAGAAGTACCTCACCAGATCCACCGCCGCTAACCATGGCCAATCTTGATGTTTGAGAACTAATCTTTTGAGATAGTTGTTCAAATCTATCAGTTAGTTGCTTAGATACTGATGATACATCAGCAATTGGGCCTGGAGGTCCTGCTTCACCTCGCGGACCAACTTCACCGCGATCACCTTTAGGTCCAGCAGGACCTATATCACCACGATCACCCTTTTCACCCTTTTCTCCCTTAGCCCCTTGCGGGCCAGGAATACCGGGAAGACCTCTATCACCCTTTGGTCCTTGAGGACCACCAGCAGGGCCTTGTGGGCCCTCTGGTCCCTGTGGAATTTGACGAATCTCTCCAAGCAGCTTGCTTTCTACACGATCTGCTTCATTCTGTGCAGCCTTAATAGCTGCAGCAAGGATTTTTGCTGCTTCTAGAGATAGAGTCACTTCTTTAACCCTCTTTTTATACCATTGAGCTTATCATCAATATCAATGTCAGATAGATCAATCTTTGAGATATCTATAAACTCATCAGCTTCAATAGATTCTAATACCTGAGACATACTTTCAATTAGCTTTTTATCATCTTCAGTAAGAGCTACAATACCATCATCAAAAGATTCTGAGAAAGGTGCAGGCTTTTTAGTATCTTGCTTTTTCTTTTCAGGTGGTTCATCTGGTGTCATTTCAGGTTGAGATTTATTTGCAGCAATGGCTTGATCCATTTGATCTGCATTATCTATCTCGACATTTGCATCAAGTTCTTTAATTTCATCATCAGACATGCGAAGAACGTTTTTCTGCACCCATTCCTTTGTATAATATACACCAACATATGGGCTAATAGTATTCAATAGCTGTAGTCTTGATGTAAGAACTTCTTGATCTTTTAATTCAGAAAAATAATTATCTTTTTGAAAATCATATTTGATGTATGATCTCATTTCATACCATTCTTCACGACTCATGACACCTTTAAGGGCTAACTGAATGCCCATTAGGTGATCAAAAATCATTGTAAAGCGATGGCGCAGACGGCCTATAAATCGAGAAAACTTAACCTCATCTCTGGTTATCTCGTTTGATCGACCAAGTGTAAATGAACCATTGGGGTCGAGACGTGAGATGGGAACCGATAAAGCCTCATACAGCTTCTTACGGAAATAGTCTACGTCAGTCATCTCTCCAAGATTTTGACCACCAGGCAAAGTTGTAATTTCAGTACCTCTTGCACCTTCACGGCGCGGTAGCCAAAAGTCTTCAAGCATTGTCATGAATTTGCGATCATCTCTGACTTCGCCGGTTGATGCATCATAGACAAGACGATTTTTGTGCTTGATCATGATATCACGAAGATACTGTTCTGCTTTTGGCTTAGGTAGATTACCAACATCAATATAGAATATGCGACGTTCTGGTGCACGGCTAAGGCGATAAATTACAACTGCATCCTCAAGCATTCTAACCTGATTTAGAGGCTTGATAGCTTTATGCAGATATGAAAGAACCATACGATTTCTATTGTCAAGCAGACCAGAATTAACGTAGCAAATTGAATCTGGTGAAATCTTTACACCCTGCGAGTGTGCTGCGCCAGCAAGACCAGACGGATTATAAAGATAATATTCAGAATATGCAGGAACCGTAGGGTTTTTATCTTTGGCTGCATCGCTATTCTGTTTCTTTTGAGGGATACGAACTTTGCGAATACGACGAGGATCAATGTAACGAAGTTCTTTAATACCCTCACGTGGATTTTTTACGTCAATCATGATATGATAGTAAAGTCTACCATCAACATACCAACGACGGAAAATTTCATAACAGATATTAGAGAAGTCTAGAAGCTCAAGTATTTCATCAAATTCTTCTTGAATACGCTTCTTAACTCTAGTCGATTGCTTTAAGTCATCCATAACAATTCGAATTACGCTTGCGTCGGCATCAGTAACTAGAGCTTCATTTACAATATCATCTACCGCAGCTTCAACTTCAGCATTCATTGACATTTCACGATAGCGAGAAATAAGTTCAGCCTCGCTTTTCGCTGTACCTTCTAGATCGACAAATGTGCCATATGCACCACCGGGTGCAATTTCTACTGCACCATCGTCTTTCTGCTCTTGAACAAATGACGGTATCTGAGCAGCCTTTTTGGCCTCATCCTCAGCCTTACCGATGCGGAAGCCAAATAACTCTATAGCCATCAAAAGTCCTCAAAAAAATAGGTCCGCTATATTTAGCGGACCTATTCGTTTAGTTCCGCTGACTAGAACTATTATACGGTCAGCGTGCCAGTTGTACCTGGGTTAACTAGATCCCAGTAGTCATAAGCAAATTCGACAGGGAATGTCTCGATCTGGTCACCGTTTTCCCAGCTTAGATCGATTGCGCCGACCTCAGTTGGGAAGATGTTTACAAATCGATAGGTGCGAATCTGCTCACCAGTCTTAGCATACTGCGTGACTGTGGCCGTAGTTCTATATGATGCAGAAGTAGCAAGCTGTGGTGCGCGGAGATTTGCCTGATGGCGATTAATCTCATTGCTCCATACTTCCATTGCTTGACGAACCTGGAAATCCTCATCATTGAGAATTTCAACTCGCCAGTTAGCAAATGTTCTGGTTCCCGCAATCTTAATTCTGCGACCAAAATACTGCGGCTCAATCACGCTGACTGAGCTAGCAGGAATTTGTGCGGCTCGGCATGTAAAAGCAAACCGAGAACCGACATTGGGTACACCAGATGGTGTATCTACTATTACACTAAAGAGCGAGGGGCGGGCGCCACCTAGTGGCAAACCCGCTGACGCAAACTCTGAAATATTGAAGGCCATTTCTTAAAATCCTCCTGTCCGCGCCTTAGAAGTTGCCAACAATTTCAGAGAACTCGACGCCGGTGCGGACGGCAACAAAGTTCAACTGGATGAAATTGATTGAGCGTGCTGGCTTGATATAAATGTCACCAACAAACTCGTTACGATCAATAACCTCTGGTGTGTTATTGGTCTCATCGCATACTACTCTAAAGTCATAGATGCCTCTGCGACCTTGAACATCACGAAGGAACGGCTCAACCAGATTGCGGAACTGAGCGCGAGTAAACTCGTCGTTAAACTCAAACAGAGTAAATTTAGCCGCAGTAGCAATTGCCTTTTCCAGAACAATGAATAGGCGACGTACATTGATTCGATCAAATGCAGACGGCTTAGCCAAAAGTGTCTTATCACCGAATAGAATGGTGCCCTGACCCGGAAAAGTTGTAACCGGGTTAATACCATTCTTATAGAGCTGATCGCGCTGACCCTTAGTTGGATTTGTCGCAAGCTTGATCACATTCTTGACCTGACCGCGATTGAATCCCGCAGGAGAAAACCAAGGATCGCGCTCAGTATCTGTGCGAACCATCAGACCAGCTGTATCACCATTTAGCGGTACATAGCGATATACATCATTATATTTGTCATAGATGTACTTGTAACCGTTATCAAGCACCGCATATGATGAAGAAGGTAGCAGGTTGCGGAAGGTAATTGTATCATCCACTTCCTTACCAACATAACTTGAGTTATTTACTACATCACTACGACGAGGAGATAGAACCGCAATACAATCCTTGCGCTTTTCAGCGACATTATTGATTATATGAATGGCTCGTGTTGAATTACCCTCACCACCAAGGATGAAAGATACATCAACCTCTTCAGGATTATTAAACTTATCATAACCTCTTAGGTAGTCACCTGAACGTGGCGCGGCCCCATCCCGACCATAGATAAATGAATCATTGATCGGTTGACCTTGAGAACCAAGACCAAAGTTTACACCTTGAGCTTGTTGTCCAATGCCTGTAACACCTGTTAGATTTGCGGTCCACCAAACATATTGAGAACGATCATTGATTACGTTCTTATAATACATTGATGATCCGTCTGTGGTAAGAGCATCAGATGCCTTTGATACTGCAGGAAATCTTTCTAGGACAGTATCAGCTGTGCCCGTCCAAACTCCATCCTGATCTGCAACCACAATATGCATTTCGTCATTTGAGCCACTGCGGAGAGATGCATATTCCGATGTACCGGGTGCTGCATCAAAGAAATTAAAGAATTCCCAACGGCGCTGAACCGAAGATTGTGCTGCTACTGTATTACCGACATATCTATTTTTGAGAGTTAGAGATGTTGCATTTGTAACAGCAGATACAACAACTTCGGTGCGATCTGGTCCAGCAAGCAGAATATCGCCGACTCTAACTTGAGAACTAAATGATGTGGCTGCACCAGAAACTGTTGAGCTATTATTTGTAAATGCTAGGGTACCAGCTAGAGTGCTTGACCAAGCATTTGATGACGGGCACACAGAAATGCGGAGAGAATTACCCTTCTCACCTGGATACTTTGCAACCCAATGCCCAACCCCAGTAATACCGGATGAGAAATTAAGCTCATAATCATCATCGTTTTCAATGATCGTATTCATCGTATTAGATGATGTCGTGATAGCATTGCGACCGGCTGAAGTGCCAGTGGCCTCATTGATTACTCTTACAACAAATAGCTTATTACCATATCCGAGAAAGCTTGCTGCTGTGAAGAAGTCGGCAGCAGTATTGGCATTAGGCTTACCAAACTGATTTGCAAGAACATCTTCAGATTCTACCAGAATTCGCTTCTGGACAGGACCCCATGAAAGGTGGGCTGCAATACCACCCTCAGTAGTGCTAACGGCAGGAACGATCGTAGTAAGATCGACTTCGCTGACGTTCACCCCCGGTGAAACTTGAAATGCCATGAACATACCTCCTAAGGTGTTGGTGTCTTCCTATCTTTGGTATTTATAAAAAAGCCATTAAACTCGAATCCAACGATCCAGCCAATCATGACTTCCACCAGCACCATCTAGAGACATAGGCTCATCTTCCATACCATCATCATAAAATCCTACGGGAAGTAGATCCTCATCCATTTCCCTTATTTTTTCGTCGGCTATTCTCTGTCTAATATCTATATCAGTTAATTCTTTAAAATATGCTTGCTTTGATAGCCACCCAAAAAGGACTAATGTCATCACCATATCATCATTGAAACCTTCTTCGGCCTCAAAGCTACTACCCTTTGAAACAAAGTGTGATAGTTCTTCAATAATATCAAAATCTTCTATGATAAGCTTATCGCCTTCAATAAGCTCTTTGAGGCTGGCACATCCTACAGATTTTACAAACCTCGATGTAGTTACACCAAGCTGCGACCTACCAGAAAACCCCGCGCTGAGTTGTTGTCCAGCTCGACCCATTTGAGTTGTCGATAGCACATTATCACACTCAAGATCGCGGTGAAGAACTTCTGCAACTGTCTTACCAATATCATTTGTCTCAACAAGAATATATGCATTATTATAGGCCTTAGCATATCGCGCAACTATCTCCGGATAGAATGATGAAACTACAGTATTGCTTCGATATTTTGCTACCAATCGATATGGTACCTGAGACACATCAATTATTGTAAATGCTGAATAGTCTAATCCAACACCATGACTTGTATCGACCATTACTGCATATGTGTGCTTCGGTTCTGGTTTTTGATATAGACTAATACCCCAACCATCCTTAACTACATTCTTAAATGCCATTGATCTAAGTTTGGCACCAGAAATTAGAGTTAGTGTACTACCAAGAAATTCGGTTTCAAATTCTTGCTTGAATTGTTCTTCGCTTGTGTTGCGAATAGTCTGTTCGCGCCACTTGTCATCGCGGCCTGGTGTATCACGCCAATGCACCTCAATTGGTACATATTCGCTTCGCTTTTCAGTCGCATCAACCCACATCTTGTAATAATGGTTTAGACCGTTTGGTGTTGATACGACTATGATCTTAGATGTCTTACCTGAGCTGATTGTCGGATAAACTGATGCAAAGAATTCTTCTGCAATATTGTGTGGTACGAATGCAAACTCGTCAAGGAAGATTAGATTGAATGACCCGCCTCGGATAGCACTGGCTGACGTAGAAGATGCAAGAATCTTTGAACCATTTTCAACTTCAATATTACCCTTATTCCAAATAACTACACCTTGCTGAATCCACTTGGGTAGATATTCATATGCAAGCTGAATTTTAGCAAGCATGTCTCTTGCAAGACTGCCTTTGTTAGCAAGAATTGCAATGCTCTGATTATCTTGAAATAACAGCGTCCAAAGAATAAACCCAGTTACGACTGTAGATTTACCCGACTGACGAGGCATCTTACATATTGAAAATCGATTGTCTTTAAATGTTCTTACCATCTTGCGCTGATAAGGGTATAAATTAAAGTTGATCAA